GCCGAAAGATCTATCGTCGATAGATCTCCGGACATGCTCCCGAAGCGTGCGAGTTCACGGTTCACGAACGGTTGCTCCTCGAGATCGATCCCGAAGTAACTTCGGAGACGTCTCTCGAAAAGCTTGCCTAAGCCTAACTGAAAAAACATGTTAAGCGAGGGCTCCGTACAAATGACTCGTGATATGTCGCGTTTTTTGTCCACGAAAGACAGACGATTACCTGCCACTATGTCGACTCCGCCGTACTCGGCCATGCGATGCGATTCCGCTCGCGACCAAGTACTAGAGTTACAAACGTAGTGCTGATAGATAGTCCATAGACCCTCAGACGTGCTTGTGAGGCGGCTTGAAAAGAGCTTCGAATAGAAGTCCTTTCCAGTGGCCCCCAAACTTGCACCCGGTCCGACCCGCCCGCGATCTGCTATCGCGTTCAGGCCGGGGACGATCGAGAACCCGCGGGACGTGAAAAAGTTGTACAGCTCCGAACGGAACTGTCCAAACAATAACTCGTCTCCGGATGTCTCTAGTCTGAGTTCCCACTCCCTACAGGCTATATTAGTCTGTAGAAAGAGATCGAGAGCCTTTGCATCAGCGTCTTCATTCTTCTGATCCTTAAATTTCTTCAGGATAGAAGTCAGAATAGCCGTTGCTTGGCGCTCTCGTCCGGTTATTCCGGGCCACTCCTCAATACCGGTCGTTAGATCAGTATCAGGAAGCTGCTCGGATAGGTCTTGGAGCAGGTAGGTATAAAGAGCATTGCTGTGAATTTTCACAAGTAATCTCCAATCCTCAGAGTAAAGTTTCAGCCTTCATCGTCAACGAATGATGGGGCCTTAACATAATCTACACGCAAGCGGTATGAATACTCCGCAAGCATGCAAACCTTGTTAAGGACATCCATCAGGTTGATGACAGTAGGAGCAACACTCTCAGACTTGGAGTCGAGGTCTAACAGATTATTCATTATTTCTAATGAACGATCACTGCAGGCCCCCGCATCATTCCAGTCAGCGAGAAGTATCTCGTCAACTAGATTGATCAGGTCAGCTTGCAGTTTGCGAGCAGTCGAAACTGCTTCAATGTAGGACCTATCGGCCCGTTGTGCTGATTGTGTTGTCTTCATTTGTCGTCTTCCTTTTCAGTTGAGATCTCCTCCGCGTTAGCGGGAGAGACTTCCTCGGCCTTATTGCTGGCATCTAGGGTTCCATCCACATGGATTGAATCCCAGAGACAGCCGTAGAGCTGGGGAACGAACGCTAAAGCTACGTACGTCAGGTATCGTTTTCGAAGATCCATTTCTGGGTCTCCTTAAACAATGCCGTCGATACAAGCTTGAGCCAAGGTGTCAGCATCAGAATTCATGATGCCACCTATCAGGCTGAAGAGCGCGCGAATGTTTTCCGGGTCTGCCGAATCAGCGCCTGCTACTACGGGAATCCGTAGTTCGCAATTGCTGATCTGGTCGGCCTGGCCGCTCAAGGGCAGCATTCCTTTACGGAATCTGATCTTGAACACATTACGCGGCTGTACTCCGAGAGTCCCCGAGATCGGGTTCGGAGAGCCAACCCCGCGAAAGTTCGCAGGGCGCTCGACCGTCACGGTCCAGGGGTTGGAGATCGAATGTACATCTACTTCGCTGGGTTGTGTTCCGCCAAGAGCGGTAACAGCCCATTGTTTCGAATGTGCATTCGGTGCCGAATCCGCCGTCAACGTATACGTTGGTGAGGTGAACCCGGTTACAGCGGCCCCTGTGACGGGGCTAGTCAATGACACAGACATTTTGTCCTCCT